TTAGCCATCGGGTGGCGAGGTACGGCCCTCCATATCATCAGCGAACAGATCCTTCTGTCGGCGGGCCAGCTCTTCCTTGCGCACCGCCTTCACGATCTTGTAAATCCACTGTAACGAAGCGCCGTATTTGGCTACCAGCTCCCGGTGATTCGAGCCGTTGAAGTCATCGTAGATCTGACGATCTCGGCGACTCAGCTTGATTGACTGGCCGATGGGAAAGTAGATGTTCTGCCCGCCCCAGTGCGCGGACATACGATCAGTAATTTCCCCGGCGACCTGCTGAGCGGTTCCGCTCTCCATCGAGGCCAGCTCTACGAGAGCTATTGCAATGTGGTCTGTAAGGTCAACCAGCAGCTCGGGGCCCTTGCTTCGGAAGTCGGTCATACGTCACTCCTGCCGCTATCCGCGCTTTCAACGCGCAGTAGCCACTGTTTCAGATTTTCAATTACCCGGCTGGCCTGAGCAGTGGTGAGCCACTGCAACGCAGCGACGCGGGTCATGCCCAGCACAAACTTGGCCAATGCAGCCTCAGAAGGATCACGGACGGCGCCCAGTTCATGCAGCGTCAGCCACAGAGAGCGGATCTTCTTCGACTGGACGTCGTCGGCTAAAGGCCGCTTAGGTTGATTGCTTGGACGAACCTTAAAGCCCCGCAGCTTGAGCTGTTCCAAAACCCTTAGCAGGTTTGGAACGCTCAAATCAGCGGTGGACGTAGCGCCATCCAATCCCGTCATGCCAGCCAACAGGAGGCGATAGGTATCGTCATCCATGCGCAACTCGCGTCGAGCAACGTGGATCAGCTTGATCAGACGCAGGCGGTTCGGGTTGGACGGCGCGGTTTTCACTGGTCACCTCCTTTCATCGAGCGTGTGTTGCCGTTCTGCTGGTTACGAGCGGCATGAATCCGTTGCCGGATCTTGCTGCATTTGGCGTGATTACCAGTGTTACGGGGGCGCTGGCATTGATCGCAGATCGCCAGGAACTCCAGTACACCGGCTGAGAGTTTCCCCGTGCTGTTCATGCCCATTTTTGTCGCCCCATCAGCTCAATAGCGGCCTGCTGCGGATCTTCAATGTCGCCATAAGACAATTCGCGGATGAAGTCCTCCATTTCGAGTTTGTCGTCCAGTGCATGACCCGAAGACCACGCGGCCACTCGCCCTTCGCCGATTGCCCGAGGCACTTCATTACCCAAGCCTTCAACTACTAGGGTGTCGTACTTCTTTTCTGCAGCGCTCATGTCAAACCCCCATGGTCAAGCGTGCGCGAGGCTGATGGTTCACCGCCTGGTGCAGTTGGGCGGACTTGCCCGCTTCATAGCCCGCGTCACCGGCGCCCTCATTGCGCGCTTTGACCTTGCGCCGCTTGAGTTCAACGCTTTTTACGTCTGGATGATGTTTTTTCATGAAGGCGTCAATCGCTTCGGCGATGTTGTCTTCTACGCCCGCAAACGCTTGGATTTTGCTGTGAACTGCATCCAGCCAGCCATTGGCGAAGGCATCCCCTCGGGCGGCCTTCGTAGAGCGCTTGCAACGCTTCTGTGTGTCCAAAAAGTCACGACGGGCCTTTTGTAGCTGACGAGCCAGCACTTGGTATGCGTAGCCGGACAGTTCCGGTGCGGCTGAGCAGCCAATAAAGATGAAGCGAGCAGCACTCCACTGAGGGTTGGAAATAAGGATCATGGTGCCGAACGCATCTGCACAGACTTGCGCAAGACGCACACGCCAGACAGGAGGCGAACCCTCCGAGCCCGCAAGGATCGTGTGTTCGCTCGCCATGCTGGCAAGCACGTCACCCACCTCCAGGTTGTACATCTCCATCAGTTTGTGCGCTTGGCGTAGCGCGGTTTCAGCTTCGTGCGGATTGCTGGTTTTGGACTTGGCCATCTCCAGGCACTTCTTGATTTTTTCCAGAGTGCGGTTGTTGTCCATGTCACTTTTCCTCCGAATCTGTGTCGCGGCTGACGTTCTTCGTCACCGTCAGTGGGAACTTGCCAAACAGATCAAGGGCTGTGGCGCAACCCGCCTTGAAGCCTTTGCGTTCGTCGCCCACAAGCAGGACTTGCTGTCCATTTGCGCCGCGTAATACCAACTCGGTATCGGCTGGCGCCTGCACAATCATCTGCAGTTTCTGGACATGATTGGAATGCCACTGCTGAAGCCATTTGAGGATCTCTACGACCTCTGGGTCGCGGGTGGTTACAGTCACTTGATCGGCCATGTCACATACCCTCCAGAGGGGTGATACGCCACTTGCTATGCAGGCGCCCAACAGGTGTGCATGGCAGGCGTTCAACGCCAGCGGACACGCCTGGAAAGAGCTTTTCAGCCAGGCGCTTCACTGGGTATTCATAGTCATGGGTGCAAGACACACGCTTGCCCCGCACAGTGCCGGTAACGTAACCATCACCGTCCTGTCGTACCGAAACCTCCACCGGTACCAGCGGTTGTATCGAGCGCACCGGGTATTTAATGCATTGGTCACGAGTATCCCCAGCGCGGAGAAACTCCACCAAACTGCCCACCTTAAGGCTTGCCAGGTTTACGACTCTTACTCCAGTCCATAGGCTGGAGTGGTAAGGCCAGCTTCCGGTGACGATGCCAGCCTCATCGACGGTCCACACCAGGAAGTCCTGGTGGTGGTCCTGAAATTCAATCAGTGTCTTGGTCATGTCACACCACCGCCAGGTCTAGAGGGATTGCCTTATAGTTGTCGGAGTCGCCGATCCGCTCATACACGCGGATGTAAACGGCACTGCCCGAGACCATGATGGAGTCCTTCACGGCCTTCATAGCGGCCTTCCAGTTATCGTCATCAATCTCTAGCCGCAACAAATCCAACACATCGGAGGTTTTGATCTGCCCATTACGGTTGGGGCTGAACACCCGGTCGACGATAGCCATCAAATGAGTGTCTGCCCCCTTGCTCCAAGCACGGATGCAGTCGTAGACCAGTACCTTTGCCACTTCCATTTCCTCGGTGAACGTCAGCCGGTCGGCATATGAACGCTGCACCTTGTACTGGCCGTCATACGTGGCGATGGTCACGTTGCCCTTCTTGCCACCCATCTGAACGCCGTAACGCTCACCGGCAATGCTGATCAAGTCGGCCACATCGCCGAGGGATTTTTTCTTGAAGTTTTTCAGCGCAAGGCTCAGAGCCTTGGCAGCATCTGCTAATTCGCGGGTCACCTGATCGCGCAGCTTGTCTTGGTCTCGCACCTGATCTTCAGGGACCAGGTGGCCCATGGCGTTACGCATATAGCCCTGAGGAATATTGCTATCAGACATGGTCGCTCTCCTTTGTGAGGGCCTGCAGATGCAAGGTGGCCCATTGGCAAGTTTCATCGGCGTTCACGCCTTGGGCCTGGACAACAACCCGCTCAATCCCGCCAGTTTTGTCGTAAACGGTGACCATCCAACCAACGACTCGGTTGAAGCCGATCTCCAGCCATAGGTGAGGCCGCAGGCTCAGCGCGGCGTCAAAGGCTGTTACCAAACCGGCCAATTGGGTGACGTGTTCGCTGCACTCGGCGTGCAGGTGGCTGATGACCTGGTATAGATGTTGGATAGCGTCCGAGAAGCGATCTTCAGCAATGGCCGCATGAGCCGCCTCTAACGCCCGAGATGGATCGGGCACCCGCTCGGCATGATCCAGGAGCACCGCCACATGCTTCATGGTGTCCTGCCAAAACAACGTAGGGGTTTCGGAGGCAACAGCTGCTCTCAAGGTTTTAATCGAAACATTGAGGGCCTGGTTCATTGGTCCTGCTCCTTCACCAAGCTGTACCAAGCCACATCAACACCCCGTACCGTCACGGTGTTGCGCGTAAACCGACCTGCAGGCGAGTGACGCATCCCGCGCAATTCATGCCCGAACCGCCGTAGGAACAGCTCAATATCGCTGTGGTCGATAAAGATCTTGTTGTCCAGCAGCACCAGGTGCTTGATCCCAATACCGGCGTCTCGGATATCACGGGTCAGTTCGTTGTAAGCCGAGAGCTTCACAGTGAAGTCTTCAGCCAAAACGCTGGTCCGCTCCTCCACTTGCACACCTACGAGGTATAAAGCGGCCATCTCACACCCCCTTCACAATGTCGGCGGTTACAAGGGGCGCGCCCAAATTCGCGGCCAGGTTCATCGCGGCGATCAGCAGGTTGCCGATTGCCAGCGGGTACAACAGCGAGACCGCCGTATCTCGACTCCCATTACGACCAGGTAGCGAAAGGCGGGCTGCAATGGCCTGGATGCCCCCAGCGTCGATCACCTCGGCCAGCGCCTTGCCTGCGCGTTCAAAGCGGAATTTCAGAAACTCCTCCAGCAGTGCGCCTTCGATTGGCGGCAGCATGATCCGCTCGCACCGCTGCACCACTTCACGTACATCCGCGTTGCGCTCGCTCAGTTTCACGCTCAGCTCCGGCTGGCCGATCATGATGATGCTGACCAGCTTGGTGAAACCGGACTCCAGCTCCAGGATGCGCTTGAGGTGTTTGAGCGTTGGAATCGGCAGGCTATGGGCCTCCTCGATTACCAGGCAGTGGCGATAGCCTGCGGCGTGGGAGTCTTTCAACACTTTGTGCAGCTGGGCAAAGCGTGCCTCGGGGCTGTTCTTGGGTTTGGTCAGGGGCGAGACCCTCGCCATCATTGCCTCGGCAATGTGAGTGCTTTTCAGCGATTTGCCTTTGGTGTCGTTATCTTCGGAAGCCAGTACATAGGGCTCAATGATCAACACCGGGTCATTGTTCTCAACGACTCGGTTCACCAGGTCGCGGCGCAAAGTGCTTTTGCCCGCACCTGATTCCCCCTGAACTGCCAGGAAGCCACCGTGCTTTGCGGTCTGGTACATAACCTCGCGAACGTAGCGGATATCCGGGCTGATCCACATGTCCTTGGCGCAGGAAAGTTCATCAAAGGGGTCGCGGAACAGACTGAATGCCTTACGAGTAGTTGGCAGCAGGGTTTGTTTTGGCAGTAACATAGGTTCGTCCTCCCCGGACGGCTCTTCTTTAAGGGCCGGATCTGTCGTGTTGGCGCACGGCAGGTCCACTTCTTCAAAGGCGTTAGCGATATCGGCATCGTTGGCGCCGGACTCGGTCAAGAACACACGAATGCGCCCCTGCAGGTCGGCGCTGTCCAGGCTGCGCGGCCATTGGCCGTGGTTCAGCAACTGAGCAATAGAGGCCTCGCTGAGCTTCAGCGATTCGGCCAAGGCCGATTGAGATCGGCCCACCCCCTGTAAAACGTGTTTAAGTTTCAACATCACTCACCTCCAACCGCCGCCCGAACCAGGCTGAGCGGGTTGCGCATGACCTCTACAGGCCGTTTCAGCTCAGCCTCAATGGCATCAAGCTGGTCTTGGGCAATGCCCTCCGGGTAGTGCTGCTGCAGCCAGCTGAAGCATTCGGCTGACCAAAGGTTTGCCATTCGTGGGCGCAGCAATTTCGCGGCCTCGACGTGCGACAGCAGCGCATGCTCGACAATCGGGGCGTTGACGTTCAGGGATGTACCACGGCGTGGCAGGTACGCCGGTAGCACGGTGTCGGTGACATGTTTGTGCGGGTCGATCAGCCCACCGAACGGCAGCGTTTTCGCCTTGCGGGCGGCTTCGGCATCGGCTTTGTTGGTGGTGCCGGTGGCGATCTGTTCCAGCAGATTGCGCGAGACTTGCGCCGGGGTTTCTGCGTGGCGCTTGTACTGCTCGCCGATGGTGGCCGAGGTCTGCGCGAAGCCGAACTGGTCCATGCCGATCCGCTCGACTACGTGGTAATGCTCGCGGCCATCGGCACCGGTCATAACGACAACCGCAGAATCTTTGTCGCGCCAGCAATTGCGGGTGATCAGCAGCTTTTCGCCAACCATAACTTCCGGTACCGAGCTGACGTCGAACTGGTCCCCGCGAAACGAAACGCGTAGCAGGTTGCTGACCTTGCGTTCCTCTGGCGTGCTGACCGCCAGTTCGCGGCAAACCTCAATGCCTGGCGCCAGGCGCAACTCGTCCTGCTTGATCAGTTGCCACACGCCGTAGCGGCTGCGGCGTGTCCTGGTATGAATGGAGGTTGCGTTGAAATAGCGCATCCACTCACCGGCCCAGCTATTGATCTGCTCAAGGCTGGTTGCTGCCTGGAACTTCAAGGCGCTTTCAAATTCGCGCTCAACGATGTTGTGGGCCTGCTCCACCTGCCCCTTGGCCCGTGCGTTGCCGACCTGGTTAATGATCAGTTCGATGGACATGGCGCGGCACAGGTTGCGGAAGATACCGCTGGTCATGGCCGCGCCAGGGTCGGTCATCAGCATCCAGGGCACGCCGTGGAATGGGTCAGATTCGTGGCGCTTCTGCATGGCGTTGATCAATACGGTGCAGAGGTTCTCAGCCGACTCCGCGCCCAGTACATACTCGACATACAGCGTGCCGCTGGTGTGGTCGGTGATCACGTAACGCCATAGGCGCTGGCGCTCAATTTTCTTGAGGTTGCCCGGCTTGCCATCGTAGAACTCGGCCTGCCTCATCACCCGAGCGCCATCGTCTGCCAAATAGAACTGTGTCGAGATAGAGGCGTCGACCTGCCAAACGTGGTTGGGGTGCTTGCTGGCAAGCGATACGGCGGGTGCGTCGTGCAGCAGCTGCTCAGGGTGTAGTTTGTAGGCACGCAGAGCGCGGCTGATGGCGCTGTTAGTCAGTGGACGAAACTCACCTGAGGCTTCATCTATGCGGCCAGCCAGAATCAGGTTGTTGCTTCGCAGGCGCTCAACAGCGCGCTCAATGGTAGACAGCTGCTTGTTGTTGGCCCGGATGGACTCCAGCAATACCGCCGAGATCATCCGCGCTTCATCCAAAGGTAAGGTGCTGTTACCGGCATCGCTGCGACGTTTACGAGGTTTGCTCACCGCTACCTCCTTCAGCTTACGCTGCAGGGTTTGAAGGGAAACACCCAGCTCGGCTGCACCGGCCTTGTAAATGGCGGTGCGTTGACCGTGCGGGGCATTGGCTGCCCGTTGGGCGATTTGCGCCAGTTGCTGGGTCTGTACGGGGTTCATCGGTTACGCCTCGGCCTGGGTCTGCCATACCGGCGTGTCGTCCTGGTGTTCGGGCAAGTGAAATTCGCTGCGAACAGTTGCCAGGGTGATTTCAAGCTGCTTGATCAAATCGGCCTGGTAGGCACGGTGGTCCTGGCCGTGTTCGGCAGCGTGTTCAGCCATCTTGGCAAAGCCTTCGCGAAGCTCGCCCAGGATCTTGGCTTCCACTTCAAAATGAAGAGCGACCACCTCGGTGCGCAGCTCTTTGATGACATCGTCTGGCGTTGCCGTCTGGATGCGCTTCTGAAGTTTTTTCAGCTCTTGCTTGGTGCTATCAAGCTCTTTGGCTTTGTTCGCCATGACTTCGCCTTGGGCTTCATAGTCGGCGTTGACTTCGTCCAAACGCTGGGTCAGTTCGGTTTTTTCTTTCGAGTGTTTGGCGATGATCTCTTCGGCGAGGTCGACAAAAGCCTCTTTGTCACCGGCCTTGGCGACTTCGATTAGGGCGGCTTGTGCATCTTCAGGCAGGCGGCGGTATTGGCGCATTTCGCGGTAGCCGATGCCCATGCGCGACATGGAGTCCAGCGCATTCTCACCAAATTGGCGAAGGTTACGGATATCCTCATCCACTTGGTCAACAGACCTTCCAAGCACCTGGCAAAACTCCTCCCAAGTGCCACTCAGAATTTCCGGACCGGTCCGGAGTTTCATGCCTTTAATAGCCCTGTAGAGCTTGTTTTCTTTGACGAAGGCCAATTTCGAAATCCGGACCGTCCGGGAAAAATCTTCGAAAGCGCCAGCCGCTTGTGCCTGCCCAAGCAGTTGATTTACCAGGTCACGCTCTTCGCTGTGGGCGGCGAGCATTGTCGCGACCGCATTCTGATTAGCCGTCAGCATTTCGCCGTCCAGGACAGGCAATTCAATTGGGGCAGTAGGTTGGGCTTTAGTACGTGCCATGGTTTTCTCCTTAGTTGAGCGAGCCAGCGGCAATCCGCTGATTGATTTCTTGCATCCGCTGGGTCAGCCTTGCCATGTGTTCGGCATGGGCCTGGGCGATTTGCAACATCGCCACCGAGTGGGCAAACCGACCGTTGTCCAGCTTTACTGCCAGCCCCTCTTCAATCAGGGTTTGCATAGCGCGGGTGATGTTGCTCGGGCTGTCCTTGGTTAGTTGGGCCAGCTCGGTGTTACTGAGGCCGGTGACGGTGTGCCCCTTCAAGGCTTTCAGCACGCCCAGCACGCGAGCGGCTCCTGAGGCGGTGCGGCTCATGGCTGCCCCTCCAGTTCCAGTTGTGGGTGTTGGGTCTGGCTGACGTTGCCTCGGTGCCAAGCAAGCCCTTCCATCGCGGCCTGAATTGCAGTCAGGGTCTCTTCGGCTTCACTGTTCTTGGCGTAGAACGCGAGCAGCTTCCCGGCGGCGGTTGTCAGCAGCTCCTGCAGGGCCTGTGTATCCTGGGCAGTGCAATTGCGCCCGGTGGGCATTTCTATAGTCAGGCGGCCTGCACTAGCAGCTATCCAGCGCGTGACGTAATCGCAGTTGCATACCCGCTCGTAAGGGCGGATCAAGTTGGCGGGCATGCGACCAGTTTGTAACCATTTATAAAGCGCCCAGTGATCGGGCAGCCCCATCTCGTCCGCGATGCGCTGCACACTTTTATTGTGAGCATCGATTGCAAAGTCCTTGCACAGCTCTAAAGCGTGGCGCAGCGACGTAGGACGGACGTTCTTCCAGCGGCGGCGATTCATTGGAAACCCTCCTGCAGACGGTCTTCCAAACAAATGGATTTTTTGCAGCTAGCCAAACGGGTTGCGCCAGCTGCAAAGTTTTGCGGTACATTCGCAAACTGAGACATGGCTATGACCGACCGTATTGAGGCGCTTGAAGCGCAAGTGAATGCTTTGGCGCAGGGCTGGTTACGCCTTGCGGCAGTTCTTGAAGTTGAAGGTCTTGTAACGGCTGAATGCCTTGAACAGGCCCTGAGGCCAATTCGTTGGCCGGGCCAATCAATCGAGGCTGAAGCCACGAAAACGCTGGGCTGGCTGTGCGATCAATTGGCTGAAGCCCGCGTGGCCCGCCAGTCGACAACGCGACAAACAGAAAGCCGAAGCGGTCGACGCTCATCTGCACGGCAGCCATTACGCTGCCAACGCCGATGAAGGTTTAAGTCCAAGCTTCACCGCAATATCGTGAGCCTTGCCGTAATGGGCTTTGGCTTGGCCATTGAGTACGCGATACACCTCGTTACGGGTGTAGCCGTTCTCGGTAGCCCATTCAGTGATGGTTTTGCCAACCCGACGGAAGTTTTCTTTCACCTGGTCGGCGGATAGGGCTTTGGCATGGGTGGCCATGGTGGTGGCTCCTGTGATGCAAAGATGATTAGTGTTTGTGTGGATGATTTTGTGATCTATAGATCACATAGTCAAGGAATATTTGTGACGGATAGATCACCTTTTCTGCGGCTCAAAGAAGAGCGCAAGCGCCTGAAGCTGACTCAAGCTGCTGCTGGAGCAGTTGCGGGCGTGACAAGAGAGACTTGGAGTCGATACGAGGCTGGTGCGGTTGCACCCGGCATGGAGGCGCTTGAGGCTTTTGCTCTCGCGGGTGCAGACGTTCAGTACGTACTGACAGGGCTGCGCGGATCGCTTCCGCCGTCAACCAGGGAGCGGCTGTTTCTAGATCAATTTCGCCGCAGCCCTGAAGAGCGACAAGATGAGGCGCTGCGCGTTCTTCTGGGGGCGCAAGCTCCTACCAGCGCACAACATACATTTCAAAGTGTTGGCCAATACATTCATGGATCGGTAAACCAGTCGGGTCTGACCCTCAACGTTGGTGGCAAAGGGAAGAAGTGACATGGTGCAAAACTTCCAAGGAGGAGTCGGTCAAGCAGCCGAAGGGGATATTAATAATTACGGAATCAATATCAGCCTCGCGGATGCCGACAAAGCTGAAACCCGTGGGTTGGTCACGGCTCAACGTAAAGAGCTGCATGAACTGCGCGCTAAATGCGAAGAGCTTGGTGATGACCCTAGGGATGTATGGCGTACGGTGCACGCCCATTTAGGTGTCACGTCGATCAATGAGATTACAGCCGATCAATTCTCGGAAGCGCGAGAGGTCATGCGACAAAGGCTTGAGTATCTTAGAGAAGGTGCAGACAAGCGCAGGCTTGTTGGAAAGGTACTTAGGGCCGTCGCCGAAAAGGACGCAAAAGCAGAAATGAATACGTTCTGCGATCTCTCATTTGGCCGGACCCAACTTAAAGATCTTGAGAAGGCTCAGCTTCAAAAAACACTTGAGTATGTGCTTGAGTTCAAGGCGGTTGTTGCTTCGGCAAGTGAGCCCGCCGAGCTGACATTTCAGAGTTTTGTTTTATTGTATAAGAAGAATGCTGCCGGGATTTTTGCTCTCGGAATCTTGATTGGTGCGGTGCTTTTTTAGGTGGGTGGAGTAATGAAAACAAAGGTTTCAGGTTTCCTGGTTGTCGTGCTTCTGGCTCTTTCAGGTTGTGGTGCTGAGTCAGGCCCTCCTGAGTTTAAGGTCCTTACCAGCGACGCGGTCGTGACGAATGCTCTGCCGGCCATTCGAAAAGTTTGTCCAGGTTTGGATAAGTACTCAGCGCAATTCAGCAACGTACGAGTTGAGCAGCAATTTCGTACTGCCATCCTTTTCGAAGTTTCTAACTCAAGCAAAATCCCAGATGCTTATAAAGCCGGTGGACATACATGCTTTGTAGAGATTGATGATGAGGGCAAAAATATTTTTATCGAAAAAATGGCATGCAAGTCGATTTGCCAAGATCAAACAACGACTGCTGACGGGCAATTGAAACTCTCACTGGCGGAGTGACTGCGAGCAGCATGCGGTATTCACGCTGACATCAAATCTCTTTAAACCCGATTAAAAGCCTTCCTGACACACGCCGCCCATCATGGCGGCGTGTGTATTTCTGGCGCCTGAAACCTGTGGCGCCATTACAGGAGGCGTCCCGTGCGACCCGAATTCCCTCGCGGCATCCGCAATTTCAACCCCGGCAATATCCGCCACACCAAAGGTGTGCGCTGGCAAGGCATGGCCGACGCTCAAGGCGATAGTGAGTTCGTCCAATTCACGGCTCCACGTTGGGGCATCCGAGCCATTGCTCGAATCCTAATCACCTATCAAGACAAGCGCCTGGCCCCTGATGGCAGCCGCATCGACACCGTGCGCGAGATCATCGAACGCTGGGCGCCGCCGTCCGAAAACAATACCAACGCCTACACCGCCAGCGTGGCCCGCGCCTTGGGGATCGGCCCGGATGTAGGCTTGGATGTCTACGACTTCGATGTCATGCGCACGCTGGTGTTGGCGATCATTCGCCACGAAAACGGCCCAGGCCCGCTGCCAGGTGGTCAATGGTACGGCGAGTCGATCATTGCCGAGGGGTTGACGCTTGCAGGCATCGAGCGCGGGGCCAAACACGGCGCCAAGCAGGCCGATACCGACTGGAGGCCAGCATGAAGGGAGTCAAGCCCATCTGCGACTGGCGCTGCTGCTACCGGCTCTACAGCGTGCAGATCACCGTCTTCATCGCGTTCCTTGGCCTCGCTCAGTTGGAGTTGCTGCCGATGTGGCAGGGCCAGCTCTCGCCCCGCGCTTACGCGGCGCTGAACAGTGGTCTTGCAGTGGTTCTATTTTTTGCCCGCTTGATCAAACAACCGCCTGACCAGGGGAAGCCGCTATGAGGCTCAACGTCTTCGGTCGGTTGTTTTCCGCGCTGCTGGCCGGGTTTACCTGGGGGAATCGTTGGGCATCTCCTTGTTCCGCTGCCGGTACTTGGATCGGAGCGGCAGTGGTGCCTCCCTATCGACATGGCAAAACAGGTATCGCCGCAGCGAAGCGTCGTTCACGTAAATCACGTAACCGCCAGAGGCATTCCCGTGGGCGCGCTTGAGCAAATGGTCTGGCCGTTGACTGCACGCCTGGCAGCGGTCGGGTTCGCCTGCGCGCTCAGCGCTGCAGCAGCCGGTTCAATCGCTTACGGCTTCGGCTTTCGGTATGCCGAGTCGGTGGGCGCAGCTGCTCTGGCAGATCTCAAGTCACAGCACTCCGAACAAGCTCGGATCGCTGAAAGCGCTAACCGCCTACAACTGCTCCAACAGGTCGCTAGGGCCAGCGAAAGCGAGTCTCTGCTGTTCAACCTGATGGACCAGTACGCCAAACAAAAACAGCTGCTCCAGGAGCGCATCCCTAATGTCACGACCCAATACCGGCCTGCGCCTGGCGCAGTTGCTCAGCCTATCCCTCGTTGCGTGTTCACTGCTGGCTGGCTGCGCGACTTCAACACCGCCCTCGGTGTGCCCGCCCCAGGATCAAGCACCACTGCCACCCAACTTGCGCAAGCGCCCTGGGCCACCCCCGGCACTGACGCCGAACTATTGGAAAGCGGCGTCACTCCCGCAGACATTCTCGCCTACGCCCAGGACTACGGCCTGTGGGTTCGTAACAACCTCGCCCAACTCAACGGTTTGCTGGATCTACAGGAAAAGGACTGATGCCCTATGGATGTAGCCGAACACGCTACAGAGCAAGACGACGATGAGTCGGCAGCACGTATCTACAGCCACGGCCTGCAGCGGCGATCTGGTATTTCAGCCTACCGCTGCGAGGCTTGCGGCGATGCGATCCCCGAGGACCGCCGCCAAAACGAACCGGGTACCGAACACTGCAGCGACTGTGAAGGCGCTTTACAACACATGAACAGACGGGGTTTTCGATGAACCTGAACGAACTCAACTTTGGCTTCCAGACCGTGCAGTGGCTGATTTTGACGGTACTTGGCATCTACACCTGGATGACCAAGCGCCAGGCGGCAAGCGGTCAGGAACTTTTGGATTTGCGAGTCCGTATTGTTGCCCTGGAGGAGCAAATTCGACACCTGCCTGACCAAGCAGCGTTCACCAATTTACTGGGTGATATGAAAGCCATGCGGGCCGAAGTGTCAGGGGTCAAGGATGCACTTGCCCCTTTAGCCCGCTCGCTAGACCGGATCAATGATTACTTGTTGCGAGAAAAAACATGACTCAATTCGCCGCCTTTCTACGAGAAGACTATCGTCTGGTCATCCTGCGCTTGCTGGCCGAGACCACCGGCTACCGTGCCAATAGCTCTGTGCTGACCATGGCCCTGGACAGCTTCGGCCACACGCTAAGCCGTGACCAGGTCAAAACCGAAATGCAATGGCTGGCCGAGCAAGGCGCCCTGTCGCTTGCCGATGTTGGCCCGGTGCTAGTGGCGACTCTCACCGAGCGCGGGCAGGACATCGCTGCAGGCCGTGCCCGCGTCCCAGGTATTAAAAGGCCGGGGGCGTAACCATGGCGGGCAAATCATCCGTCAGCCGCCTGCCGCCAGTGGTCAAGGCTTACCTCCAGAAGCTTCTGCGTGAAGACCGCATGACCCTGGATGAGATGATCGCCGATATCCAAGCGCGGTTTCCCAATGAGAAGGTGCCCAGCCGAAGCGCGCTGGGCCGTTTCAAGGTGGGCTTTGAGCAACTGACTGAAAAAACCCGACAACACCGGGAGCAAGCTGAAGCTTTCGTCGGCGCGTTTGGCGAAGACTCTAGCGATAAAACTGGGGCATTGCTGGTTGAGGCCATTTCTACCTTGGCCTATCAGGCCGCCATGGGCGCGCATGAAAAGGATGAGGTCACCACCAAAGAGGTGGCTGATCTGGCGCGTGCAGCGAAAAACACCATGCAGGCCCGCACCTTGAGCATGAAAGAACGCCAAGCCGCTGAACAGGCGGGGCGTGACCGTTTGATTCGCGAGCAGTCCGCTGAATTGGATAAGGCCGTCAAGGCCAAGGGGTTGTCCGAAGAACAAGCTCTGTACTGGCGCCAGAACTTCTTGGGCGTGAAGCAATGAAACCATCGTCCAGCACCGTCCGTGTCATCGAGTGGGACGAGCTACCGCCCAGCGTTCGCCAGATTCCCGAGGGATACAACCCGATTGCCGAAGGCATCCTGATGGCTCACCAGGTGGACTGGTTGAAGATTCAGGCGCAAATAAAACTTTGCGAAAAGGGCCGCCGCACGGGCATCACATTTGCTGAAGCACTGGACTCGGTCATCACCGCCGCTTCTCAGAAATCCGCAGGCGGCATGGATTGCTTTTACATTGGCGATACCAAGGAAAAGGGTCTGGAGTTCATTGGCTACTGTGCCAAATTCAGCCGGGTGATGGCCGAGGCTCAAGCCTCGGGCGTCAGCGAGATTGAAGAGTTCCTGTTTCAAGATCAGGACGAATCGGGCAATACACGTCAGATCAATGCTTACCGAATACGTTACGCCTCGGGCTTTAAAATCGTTGCACTGTCGAGCAACCCGGCCAGCGTTCGTGGCCTGCAGGGCAAGGTCATCATCGACGAAGCCGCGTTCCACCGTAACGTATCCGCCGTGCTCGATGCCGCTATAGCCTTGCTGATTTGGGGCGGTCGCATCGTGATCATCAGTACTCACAACGGCAAATCCAACCCCTTTAACCAGATGGTCAATGACATCCGGGATGAGCGTTATGGCGACAGCGCCGAGGTGTACACGGCAACGTTTGACGATGCCGTCGCCAATGGGTTGTATGAGCGTGTTTGCTTCATGGCGGGCGAGCCTCCGACCGCTGAAGGTAAGGAAACTTGGTACAAGAAAATCCGCAATGCCTATGGTCCGCGTAAGGCGCAGATGCGCGAGGAGTTGGATGCAATCCCCCGCGATGGCAATGGCGTGTCCATTCCTGGCGTGTGGGTTGACGAGGCCATGCGTCCTGGCCGCGAAGTACTCCGACTGGCTCTGGATGCAGACTTTGTCCACCAGGCGCTGTATCGCCGCGAAGCTTATGTAAACGACTGGATTGACCGCGAACTGGCGCCAGTAATGTCAGAGCTTGATCCTGAACTTCGCCACTTCCTAGGTATGGACTACGCGCGGCACCGCGACTTTTCCATCATCTGCCCGATGTCGGTTGACATGTCTCGGCACCGTGATGTGCCGTTCGTGATGGAGATGCACAAGGTTCCGACCCGCCAGCAACAGCAAATTCTGTTTTACATCCTGCGTGGCCTGCCGCGCTTTGTCGGCGCCGCACTGGACGCCACCGGCAGCGGCGAAACCCTCGCCGAGGACACTGCCGACGAGTTCGGCCACAACCGTATTCACCAGGTGAAGATCACCCGCGCCTGGTACGGCGCCTGGATGCCCAAGTTCGTGCAGTTGTATGAAGACGGCGCCATCACCATGCCGAAGGACGACAACCTGCACCAGGACGTGCGCGCCATCGAAACCGTGGAGGGCATTCCGATGATCGTCAAAGCCCGTTCACAAGACCTTAAAGACCCGGACCTGTACCGCCACGGTGACTTCGCTGGGGCCGGTGCGCTGGCTAACTTCGCCACGTTGGAAGTCGCATCAGGGCCGGTCGCTGCCAAATCACGCCGCCCTCGCCAGGGCCGACGAATTACCCAGGGGTACGCATGAACAACACAGGCCTGTGGGTCAGCCCCACCGAGTTCGTCAATTTCGCCGATGCCAAGCGCGACAAGCTGCTCGGTCGGCACATCGCTACCCGCGACCGCTCCAGTGGCGGCGCCTTTGGTAGCGCCAATCTGCCCAACCCTGACCCGATCCTCAAGGCCCAGGGTAAGGACATCACGGTCTACCGCGACCTGCGCAGCTCCGCACTGGTCGGCGGGAACATCCGTCGCCGCAAGGCGTCGGTGCTAGCCCTGGAACGCGGTATCAAGCGTGGTAACGCGCCTGTCAAGGTTGAGCGCTTTGTCCGCGACTGGATGCTCGATCTGGACCTTGACCGCATCATTCGCGAGCTGCTCGATGCGCCGCTGTTTGGGTACCAGCCTGTCGAGTTGATGTGGCAACCCGTTGGCGGCTACCTGATGCCCTCTGATCTACTCGGCAAGCCCGCCGAGTGGTTCTTCTATGACAAAGAAAACCAGCTGCGCTTTCGCTCTCAGGACGGTGGCCAGGAAGGCGAACTGTGCGACCCGCAGCGCTTCATCGTGGCGCGCCAGGATGCAACCTACGCCAACCCCTACGGCTTTCCCGATCTCAGTATGTGCTTCTGGCCCGCCATGTTCATGAAGGGCGGCTTGAAGTTTTGGGTGCAGTTCACCGAGAAATACGGCAGTCCTTGGGTTATAGGTAAACACCCTCGTGGCGCCACTGATGCCGAGACCGACTTGCTGCTCGATAGCCTGGAGGCCATGGTCCAGGACGCCGTAGCTGCGATCCCTGACGACTCCAGCATCGAAATCAAGGAAGCGTCCGGCAAAGCGGGCAGCGCCACGGTTTATCGTGAACTGCTGGAGTACTGCCGCAGCGAAATCAACGTAGCCATGCTCGGGCAAAACCAGACCACTGAAAAGGAAAGCAACCGCGCAAGTGCAGAAGCCGGTGCCGAGGTCACCAAAGACATTCGTGATGGTGACGCCGGGATCGTGGCCACAGCCATCAACGCAGTGATCCGCCGCATCGTCGATATCAACTTTGGCGAACATGTTGTGGCCCCCGTGTACGAGCTGTGGGAACAGGAGGAGATTGATAAGGTCCTGGCCGAGCGGGACAAAAGCCTCAGTGAATCGGGAGTCAAGTTCACGCCGCAATACTTCAAGCGCACCTATAACCTGCAGGACGGGGACATTGTCGAAACCGCACCGGCTGATACCGGCCCTGCTTTTTCGGAGCCGACCTTCAAGCCAATCCTCGACCAGCTGGCGCTCGACCAGGCTATTAATCGCCTGCCCGCCGAGCTGCTCCAGGAACAGGGTGAAAAGCTCGTAGCGCCAGTATTGGAAGCCCTGCAACGCGGTCGCTCTGATAGTGAAGCGCTCGGCCTCCTGGCTGAAATTTACCCTCACATGGATGACCAGTCGCTGCAGCAGAACCTTGCCCGCTTGTTGTTCATCGCCGACACCTGGGGCCGCCTGAGCGTCAACGCGGATCGGGAGGACTGACGTGTCCAACGCAAAAGCACCTAACCCTGTCGACCTCAAGGGTATTTTTGGACTGGAGCCCGAGCAGGCCGTCGCTTACCTAAAATCCAAGGGCTACGCAATCACCTGGAACTGGCAGGACATGCTTGACCAGGCGCACGACCAGGCGTTTACCGTGGCTAAGGCCATGCGCCTCGATCTGCTGTCTGACATTCGCGGTGCCCTGGAGACGGCGTTGCAGGATGGACAAACCCTCAAGCAGTTCATCACGGCGCTGCAGCCGACCTTGGAGTCTCAAGGCTGGTGGGGCAAGCAGGTCATCGTTGACAGCCAGGGCGAGGGTGAACTGGTCCAGTTGGGCAGCCCGCGTCGGCTGAAGACCATCTACCAGACCAACCTGCAGAGCGCTTACATGGCCGGTCGCAAGGCCACTATGGAAGAAACCACTGATACCCATCCGTACTGGATGTACGTGGCTATCCTGGACGGCAAAACACGGCCCAGCCATCGCGCCTTACATGGTCAGGTCTTTCGTCACGATGACCCGATCTGGTCGGCGATCTTTCCACCTAACGGTTTCAACTGCCGTTGCCGCGTTGTTGCGCTGACCGAGGCAGCAGTCAAACGCCGGGGGCTTAAGATCGTTTCAAGCGAAGGCCGCATGTTCACCGAAACGGTCGAAACAGGCGTGGATAAGCGTACGGGCGAGATTCGTACTGCAGAGGTCACCGGCTTGCGTACCACGGATAAGGTGGGCAAGCCCGTAACGTTCCGAACAGATCCGGGGTTCAACCACGCACCAGGTACTGGCCTGGCCGACATGTTGAAGCGTAAACAAACAGCGGCATAAGGGGTTTGACATGATCACAGTAGAGCTGGATCACCAGCGCCTGCAGGACGTTTTGCGCCGGGTGGAGTGGGCGGTGGGTGATGTTGCGCCACTGATGCGTAGTATCGCCGCCGAGATGCTCAGCCAGACTGAGGAGAACTTTGCCGAGGAGGGTCGGCCCGATTGGGCGGATCTTTCAGACACAACCACAGAGCGCCGGGCGAAGAAAGGTAACTGGCCTGGCCAGATATTGCAGGTCAGCGCCGCAGGGCTGGCAGCATCCATCAGCAGCCGTGCCGATGACAGCAGCGCACTGGTCGGCAGTAACAAGCCATATGCCGCAATGATGCACTTCGGCGGTGACAAGTCGGAATTTCCACATCTATGGGGCGACATTCCAGGCCGTCCGTTCCTTCCTATGGACACCGAGGGCCAGCTGCAGCCCGAAGCGGAAGAGTCGATCCTGGAATTGGCGATGCATCACATCGAAAAGGCAGCTCGCCTGTAACGCCCTCAGAGGCGCCTGGGCAGCAATGCGGCTGCGGTTCATCGCACTATAGGGTTGAACAACGTTGTAAACGCTTTATAAAGCCGATCTGCCTTACTCTTTACCAGCGGCGCGAGTGCTGAATGCACCACCGCCGTTCTGGCACTCATCTGAAACTCTTTAAACTCGATTAAAAGCCTTGGGCCGATCACAAGCCCAATCTGTGCGCATCACCTTCAACGGCAGCGTACAGCCCCATGAAACCCATTCACATCTTCAAGTCAGGTCAGCACACCGCAATGGGCGGCGGAAGTTTCGACTTCAGCGAGTCAGACCTCGCCGCCACGGTGAAAGCATACGACCCGACACTGCATGAAGCCCCACTGGTTATCGGCCATCCAAAACATGACGCCCCGGCTGGCGGTTGGGTCAAGTCCTTGTCTCTCGCAGATCACGGCCTAGTCGCCGAGCCTCAGCAAGTGGACGCCGATTTTGCCGAGCTGGTTGCCAAGGGCAAATTCAAGAAAATCTCCGCGTCCTTCTACCAGCCTGATGCCGCCAACAATCCAGTCCCTGGCGTGTACTACCTACGACATGTCGGCTTTCTTGGCGCCCAGCCGCCAGCCGTCAAAGGTCTGCGCCCCGTCGACCTGGCAGAAGGCGAAGAAGGCGTCCTTGAATTTGGCGATTTGGGCGACAGCGTCTCCGCAGGCATTTTTCGCAAATTGCGCGAGTGGCTGATCAGCCAGTTTGGGCAAGCCGTGGCCGACCAGGTCGTGCCCAACTGGGAAGTCGAAACCCTCCTGGCTGATTCGCTCCGCGATGACGGGCCAGCCGCATTCAGCGATCCCGCGCCCAAACCAACCATCGAGGCAACCCTTGTGACTGAAGACGAAAAAAACGCCATTACCACTGAAAACGCTCAGCTCAAAGCCAGGCTCGCCAAGCGTGAAAAGGCAGATATCGAAGCGGCACAAACCGCCTTGCATGCAAAAAACGTCGAGTACGCCGAGCAGCTAGTCGCTGCGGGCATGAAGCCCGTTCATGTACCCGCCATCGTCGCCGTACTGGATTACGCCGAGGGCGGCGTAAAACCACTGGAGTTCGGTGAAGACGACGAGCGCGAGCCTTTGGCCGATGGCTTGAAGAAGGTGTTCAACACCTTGACTGGCTCGGTCAGTTTCAGCGAACAGGCGTCCAAGGAACGGGCTGGCAAGACAACCAAACAATCTCAAAACCCGTTGCTGGCTGATGCCGAAGCCCGCACTCAGAAATAGGAGGTTCCATGGCTAATTTTTCACAACCTAAAAATTTGGGTGACGTGCTGCTGGTTGAGGTCAGCGAGGGCTGGACCAAGCAGAAAGGCACCTTGCTTGCTGGCTCCAAATATTTGCTGGGCCAGGTGCTGGCTAAGGTGGCGGGCAAGTACCAGGTACTCGATCCAGCCGGAGCGGCGGCTGCCAAAAAAGCGGTCGCTGTGCTGGCTGAAGACGTGGATGCCACCGACGGCGACCGCCCTGGCTTGGTGATCGCTCGCGGCGCCGTTGTTGATCCAAATGAATTGGTGTGGCCTGCCGGTTTCACCGATGCCCCCAAAGCAACCGCCCTGGACGAACTCGATGCCCTTGGCATTGTTGCCCGTGCGGCCCTCTGACTAGGAGTACTCCATGAATTTGCAAGACATGTTCAGCATTGCCAACCTGACGGCAGCCGTAAACAAGCTACCCGCTATTCCTGGCAAGGTCGGCGCGATGGGGCTGTTTGACGAAAAAGGTGTCACCAGCACCAGCGTGGTTATTGACGAGCGCGAGGGTCGCCTGGTTTTGGTACCCAACACTTCGCGTAACGATGATCCAGCGCCGGTCAAAGGCAGTAAGCGTTCGCGTAAAACCTTTGAAACCTTGCACTTGCCCGTCAGCCGATCTCTTCTACCAAACCAGCTCCAGGGCATTGCGGCCTTTGGACAGGAAAACTCAGCGGCACCGGTAGCCACCATCATCAACGACAACCTGCAGGAGTTGAAAAACAGCATCGAAGCCACCCGCGAATTCCAGCGCGTTGGTGCCTTGCGCGGCAAATTGCTGGACTCTGACGGTGCTGTTATCACCGACCTCTATAACGAGTTCGGGGTGGAGCAAAAGAAAATCAACGTCAACCTCGGCAGTGCTACCACCAACGTTCGCAAGGCGTGCCTGGACGCCAAACGCCATTCCGAATCCAAGCTCGGCGGTGTAATGGTCACAGGGTTTCGCAGCCTCTGCGGGCCGGGTTGGCTGGACGCTTTCGTCGAGCACGAAAAAGTTAAGGCGGCATTTGCCAACTATCAAGAGGCGCAGGACCGTCTGGGTGGCGACGTGCGTTCGGGCTTCACCTTCGGGGGCATCGAGTTTATCGAGTACGACGTGACTGTCAGTGCTCAGCGCTTTATCCCCCTGGATGTGGCCCAGGTGTTCCCTGTCGCCAAGGGCGTGTTCCGCATGTTCAACGCCCCGGCCAACTACAACGAAACGGTCAACACCCTGGGCCTGCCGTTTTACAGCAAGGCTGAGGCACGTAGCTTGGGTAAAGGCTGGAAGTTGGAGGCTCAGAGCAACCCATTGGCCTTGTGCTTGCTCCCTGAAGCCCTGGTCGAATTGAAGATAGGTTGACCCATGCGCTACTGCACCCGCGCCGATATCGGCAACGCCATCCCCGAAATAACGTTGATCCAGCTTTCCAATGATGACCCGGCTGCAGAGCAGCCGAACGAAAACGTCATTGGTGACGGCGTGCGCCAGGCTGAAGAGTTGGTGGATGGTTATCTGCGCGGGCGTTACAACCTGCCGCTGGACCCGGTGCCCACCGTTTTGCGCGATGCGGTGGTGTATTTGGCGCGGCACTGGCTCTATCAGCGCCGTCCGGAAGGGGCGATGCCGGACCCGGTCAAGGACAGCCGCAAGGACACCATCAAGCTGCTGGAAAGCATCCGCGATGGTGTGGTCACCCTGGGCATGCCAACCGGCCAGGCGGCACCAGAGCCTGGTGAAATCAAAGTCCGTGCCCGCCGCTCGCAGTTCACGGCTGATCAATGGGAGCGCTACTGATGAGCCAGCCCAAGGCAAAGACCCAAACCGAGCAGTTGCTGGATGCCTTTATCGCTCGGTTAAAAAAGGACTTTGGCCGGGAGCTGTCCGTTGAGCTGTTTCCTGAAAACCCCGCGCTATACCGACTCAACCATACGGTGGGCGCCATTCTGGTGGCTTACGGCAAGTCGACGTTTGGTGCATCAGAAGCCACTGACGCGGTATTCCAAGCCCGCAGCATGAGCTTTCAACTGACCCTGGTGTTTCGCCAGCTTCACGGTTCCGGCGGTGCGATCAGTTTTCTGGATCGGATTCGTGAATGCTTGACCGGCTGGAAACCACCGCATTGCGATATGGCATGCAGGCCATCCGCCGAACATTACATCGGCCAGGTGCAGGGGCTTTGGCAGTACGGGGTGACCATCGCTACTCGCGCCACACAGCTACAAACCATGGGTCCCGAAGACGGCCCGCTATTGAAAGACACCCGCTTTGAGGAACACCCATGAAACTGACCCGATACCTCTACACCGGCCCGCAGAGTTGCGCCTCGCTACGTGTGGGTGAAGAGCGCGAGCTGCTCGATGTGCAACTTCTGCCTGGAGGTGACGTCGAGCTTCCGGCTGATCACGAATACACCGTGGTGCTGCTGGCATTGAAGCACCTGGTGCTTTTGCCCGAGACGTCCGTAGTTCCCACTCCACCGGCTGAGCCTGTAGCCGTCGTCGAGAAGAAAGGAGCCAAACAAAATGGCAGCTAACTATTTGCATGGCATCGAGACCATCGAAGTCGAACGCGGCCCTCGGGCTATCCGTGTGGTCAAGTCAGCGGTCATTGCGTTGGTCGGCACCGCGCCTATTGGACCGGTCAACGAGCTGACACTGTCGCAAACCGAAGTGGACGACGCCAAGTTCGGCCCAGATCTGGAAGGTTTCAGCATCGCTGAGGCACTGGCGGGCATTCATGCCTTCGGCGCCGGGACCGTGTTGGTGGTCAATGTGCTGGACCCGGCAGTCCACCGCAGTAATATCGTCGGGCAGGCTCGCCAGTTCGGTGACAACGACCTGCTGCAACTGCAGCACGGTGCCTTGCAAGTCCTTGCGTTGAAGTCTGAGGACGGTACCAACACTTATGTAGCGGACACCGACTATTCAGTGAACCTGCTGACCGGTCGTGTCACGCGTAAACCTTCGGGCGGTATTCCTGCCGCTGCCAAGGTGAAGGCGGACTACACCCACACAGATCCGAGTAAAGTCACCCCAGCCGATATTATCGGCGCCGTCACCGTGGCCGGTCGCCGTACAGGCTTGAAGGCGTTTCCAGACAGCTACAACCTGTTCGGGTTCTTCCCCAAGGTTTTCATTGCGCCAGGCTTTAGCACCTTGAACAGCGTGAGTGTCGAACTGATTGCGTCGGCGACCCAGTTGAGCGGCGTTGCTTACATCGACGCCCCCATCGGCGCCACAGTGCAACAGGTAATTGCTGGCCGGGGCCCACTCGGCACCATCAACTTCAACACCAGCAGTGACCGGGTACGTCTGTGCTACCCACATGTGAAGATCTACGACGCACGCACCAACGGCGAGCGCCTGCAGCCGCTGTCGGTCCGCGCGGCGGGCCTGCGGGCCAAGGTCGATAACGACAGTGGCTACTGGTGGTCCAGCTCCAACCAGGAACTAGTGGGCGTCATCGGCCTGGAGCGGCCATTGACGGCGCGGGTCGATGATCCCAACAGCGAGGTCAATCTGCTCAACGAAAACGGTATCACCACCGTGTTCAATTCGTTCGGCACGGGCTTGCGTCTGTGGGGCAACCGCACCGCCGCCTGGCCGACCGTGACCCACATGCGCAACTTCGAGAACGTGCGCCGGACCAAAGACGTGGTCGACGAATCGATTCGTTACAGCTCGCTGCAATTCGTTGACATGCCAATCACCAACTCGCTGATCGACAGCATCACGGAAAGCGTGAACCAATTCATGCGTAAGCTGATTGGCGACGAGGCGCTGCTCGGTGGTGAGTGCTGGTATGACCCTGCACGCAACCCGCAGACCGAGATCGAGGCCGGACATTTGCTGTTCAGCTACAAACTGACGGTGCCTCTTCCATTTGAACGCGGCACCTTTGAAACCGAAATCACCGGGGAATACCTGGTCAACCTGGGAGCCGCATAAATGGCCGGTTTTAGCGCACATCGGATCGCCAACGCGTCGGTCTACCTGGATGGAAATAGTTTCTTTGGTCGCTGCGAGGAGATTGATCTTGGCTCTGTGAAAACAGTGATGTCGGATTTCCAAGGGCTGGGCTTGGTAGGTCTTATCGAACTGCCAGATGGCATCGACAAGCTGGAAGGCAAGATCGTTTGGAACAGCCTCTATTATGACGCAGCTAAGAAGCTAGCTACTCCGATGAAGAGCGTGCAGTTGCAATGCCGTTCAAGCGTTCAGGTGGTCAACAGCTCGGGCCTGGTCGACGAGATCCCGCTGGTCACCATGATGACGGTGACCTTCAAGGAATACGCCCTGGGCAACTACAAACCGCGTGATCCAAGCAAGTTCGAATCGCCATTTTCGGCCACGTACGTACGGCAGATACTTGATGGCGAAGAGATCATGCTGCTCGACTATCTGTCCAATATCTTCAAGGTTGGCGGTGTAGATCAGTTGTCCAAATACCGTAAAAATATAGGACAAGCTTGAGTTAACTTCCCGCTAGCTCACTTGCCGTTGTGACAGCCAGCGCGACACCTCGTTTCAGTACACTGGTTGTTAGGTCTCTGATCTGATCAGCAAAGCCGCCTTTAGTCGCTGCAATGAGCTGCTGTCCTAGCGTTTCGGAGTTCTCAAGGCTTTTAGGCGTAGCCTTGAGAACCTCCAGACCTTTTGCGGTGAGGGTCACGTCGATGAACCCAGTTGAGCTCGATATGAGTATGTCTATATAGCCAGCCTTGGCTAACCACTTTGCTGAGTGGACGAAGAAATCCACGGTTTCACGTTCAATCTCAGTCAAGTCTTGGGCACCACCGTACCCTTCCTCAGTTACCGGATCGAATACCCTTTTCTGCATCGTGACGCCTGCAATCTCAGGTTCAAGGCGGGTTGGAACTGGAAAGTGCTGATAAAGATGAGCAAAAATCTTCCCGGTTATTTCGTCAAACCGCTCTATATTCGACTCTGACATATTCGGCCTCGGCTACTTCTTTTTAGAAAGACTATTGATGTAAGACCGTATATGCGGCCGCGCTGCCGCTATCGGGTCCAGCCCTCGTAGCTCTGTGGTTCGTTGATCCCCATTGGGGAGAAAAACGGTCAACGTGTCTCCCTCCACTATGAAGGTTGCCGTGCATTCAATGCCGTTATGCTCAAGCGTGATTTCTTCTTCCATTTTGACCTCCCAGTCTGCTCATCAAAAATTTTCTCTTTAAACTCGATTAAAAGCCAGCGCTCCGACCAGACGCGATACTCAAGGCTCTCATAGAGCAACCGATCACTCGATCAACCTGGAGTATCAAACGTGGCCGACCAAGTCAGTCTCACCCTCAAGTTCCCCTTCAAATCAGGCACAGGTGACCAGCTCAAATCCCTGCCTATCAAACGTCTCAAGCGCAAAGACATCAGCGCAGCCCAGGCAGTAGCCAAGGACGAAGGCGCCATGGAAGACATGCTATGCGCCAAGATGCTCGGCATCACCCTGGAAGATCTGCTGGAATTCGATATTGCTGACTCTAAGTCAGCCACTGAGGTGTTGCGGGAAATGTCCCACGGACGAGACCTTGCTGCATTCCTGGGACGAAGCGCTGCTACTGGTACTGAGGATGCAGCCGTCTGAAATCGACGAGCTGGAGATGGAGCGGTACTGGTTTTGGGTCGATGTATGTCAGCGAGAGATTAACCGCCGGATCGAATTTTCCGAGCAGATGAACCGCTGATCAAAGTCACCAAGCCAACTACCACTCCCGCTAGCAATGCGCCGCCCGCTGCGATAGGGGCGGCTACCAGCGCCAGCAACGGCAGGCCCAGGCAGAACATCAGCACCGCAGCCCACAATGGCAGGTTTGCCAGGCAAAGCCAGGCAAGCCAGATCACACCGACGCCGATGGCCAGTGCATATAGGGTTTTGGCGGTGAGCAGAGCGGCTTTTTCAAACATGCTTGCAGCGTAGCAAATTATGGCTAATGAAGTCCTGGTCGGATTAAAGATCGGTGCCGTGGTATCCGGTAGCCTGCATGCCGCGTTTGGCTCGGCGAAGTCGACCGTGCAGCAGTTGGGCCGCGCTACCGATGGCTTGACTACCAAGCAGAAGCTGATGGGGGCGGAGCTGGCGGCTTCTATTGCCCGAGGCGGTACCGGCGTTGAACGCCTGCGCCGTCAGTACGACCAGGTCGGTCGTACCATTGAACAGCTCAAGACCAAGCAAGAACGCCTCAATACCAGCATTGCCCGTGGTGAAACGCTGAAAAACAAGCGTGGTGATCTGCGTGGGCAAGCGGTGGAAACTATCGGTACTGGCGTGGCCCTGGGCGCGCCAGTGGTGCAGTCGGTGCGCACGGCCATCGAATTCCAGGACCAAACCCGCGACATATCTATTACCGGTGGCTTTGACGAGGCTGAGGAACAACGCCTAAGTAATGTGATGCGCGGCGCCGCTCTGAGGTGGAACCAAACTCAAACCGAAGTTGCCAAGGGTACGGGCGTCCTGATTGCAGGAGGTATCTCAAGCGCAAAAGAGCTTGCTGCGTACGCGCCAGTAATGGCCAAAACCGCTACCGCAACCCGAGCCAGCATGGACGATCTTGGGGCTGTCGCTATCGCACTGAACGATAACCTGGGTATCGGCGCCGCTGGGTTAGAGCGTGCAATGAATATCCTTGCCTATGCAGGCAAGCGAGGCCAATTCGAACTGGCAGACATGGCTAAATGGCTGCCGCAGCTCACGCCGCAATTTGCTGCGCTGGGTGTTACAGGCGAGCGTGCGGTCGCAGAAATTGGCGCATCGTTGCAAATCGCACGTAAAGGCGCCGGAAGTAACGATGAGGCTGCCAACAACTACAAGAACTTCCTTTCTAAATTGACCGCTCCTGACACTTTGAAGTCATTCAGCGACGCGGGCATTGATCTTAAAACATCAATGACTAACTTGATCAGCTCAGGGCTTACTCCCACGCAAGCCATGCTGGACATCATCACAAAATACATGGGCACTAAAAGCCCAAAAGCAGCATCCGAATTTCAAAAGGCGATGTCGCTCAAAGATCAATCAGAGCGAGAGACAGCACTAAATCGCATCAACGAAGCTTATAAGCTCGGAGAACTGTTCCGGGATATGCAGGTATTGTCATATCTCCGACCAGCGCTCGCGAACCGGTCGGAACAAGCAGACATCCAAAAAGGAGGAATGGGGTCTGCTGACCAGGGCGTGCTTGAACAGGACTGGAAAAAGCGTATGGGTAGCCCCAAAGAGGAGCTGAAGCGCCTGGGAGTGAACCTATCAGACATTGGCATCTCGCTGGGAAGCGCCCTTATACCTGCACTGGTGGACGTGACCCAGGCACTTGTACCTGTGATGGCTTCGTTCTCAACATGGGCCAGTGAAAACCCCACCATCATCAAAGGCGTTGTCGGTCTCGTCGGCGGCCTGCTCGCGGGCAAGCTTGCCTTCATCGGCCTGGCCTACGGCGCTAATCTGGTTATGTCGCCGTTCGTGGCAATGTCCACCACCATCACTACCGTATCGGCCAAATGGACGTTGTTGCGTGGTATGTGGCAGGTGGGCAAGTTTGCCCCTCTGGTCAGCGGCCTGTCCCGTGTTGGCGCGGGTTTGCTCACTGTGGCCAAGTACAGCGGGTTGTTCTTGCGCGGGGTCACTATGGCATTGGGCGCGCCGTTGCTGATGGCGGCCCGAGGTGGGTTGTTCCTGGGCAAAATCCTCGGCGGCACTTTGCTGTTCGGGCTCAAGCTTGCCGGACAGGCAGTCCTCTGGCTGGGCAGAGCCTTACTGATGAACCCCATCGGTTTGTTGATCACAGGTATTGCCTTGGGCGCGTATCTGATCTACCGCTACTGGGAACCCATCAAGGGCTTCTTCAGCGGCTTATGGACAGAGGTCAAGGCGGGCTTCAATGGCGGGCTGTCTGGTATCACCGGATTGATTCTTAACTTTTCACCGCTAGGGCTGTTCTACCGCGCCTTCGCTGGAGTAATGAGCTATTTCGGAGTGGAGCTGCCCGGTAAATTCAGTGAGTTCGGCGGGATGCTGGTGACGGGGCTGATTAGCGGCATCAGCAACATGGCCAGCTCGCTGAAAGACAGCGTGGTGGGCATTGGCTCCTCTGTTAAGGGCTGGTTTACGGAGACCTTGGGCATCCAGTCACCGAGCCGGGTTTTCATGGGGTACGGCGCAAACATCAGCGAAGGCGCGGCAATTGGCATCACGGCGCAATCCGACCTGGTGCGCCGAGCAGCCCTGGGAATGGCGGGTCAGTCGAAGGTCGACATGCTGCCGCCCAACCCGGCTGAAGTATCCAGAGCGAGCATGATGGGCGGCTTTTCAAGCCCAGGCCAAGGCGGCGCACCTGGTGCAACAGGGCAGCCCACTTACCATTACTCGCCACAGATCACGGTATCCGGTGGCGCGAACATCCGTGACCAGGTGGTGCAAGGATCGCAGGCCGGTTACGCGGACTTTGTGAAGTTCATGGAGCGCTACAGCCACGACAGGCGCCGCCGCAGTTATGACTCATCTGATGAAGGATTTGCCTGATGTTTGCGATTCTTGGCGATATCGAGTTCACCGTTGCAGGTGGTATCAGTGGGCTGGAGCAAAGTGGCTCTGCCGACTGGGCTGAGCATTCTCGTATCCAGGGTAAGCCACTGCTGGAGTGGATTGGCGAAGGCTTGGACACCTGCAACCTGACGGTAGAACTTCACCCGGTGCTGGGTGATCCCGATGAGCGCTTGCGGGCTCTTCGCCAGGCCAAGAGCAAGCACGAGCCGCTGGCATTCGTCATGGGCAGTGGCGAATACCTGGGTGCCTATGTCATTACCGATATCGGCAACACGATCCGTCGAGCCACCGCTGTCGGTCAGATTACGGCGGCCACAGTGCAGGTGAGCCTGAAGGAATACACCGGGTCGTTTAATCGTAAGGTTCTGCGGCCAGGGCTGCTCGATCCCGCCTTGAGCGGAACAGCTGCAGCGGGCATGGGGTCACCTGGGCTGATATCAAAACTCACGCCACCCGCCAGCCCGACCCAGTTGGCTATTGGTCACGCTAAAACCGTTGGCAATGTATTGCGGGCGGGGAAAAACCTCTATGACTCCGTCAAGAGCGGCAGTCCGTCGATGATTCTGGGCCAGGTACCGCAGTTGCTGAATATCACTGCGCGGGCTATCGAGCCGCTCCAAGGTTTTAAGCTGGCAGCTGAGCTGCTCGATGACGGCTCCGATCTGTCGCGCCTGAGTGACAACGTGCTGGGCAACGTAATGGGGTCTCGGTCGAGCCTTGATCCGGTTGACCTTGGCAACATCGTCGACCGGTTCAACAGCTCACACGAATCCCTCAACCAGGCGGCGTCCACCTTGAACGGTGCGGGCACTCGCCTGGCGGGCCTGGCGGCACAAGTCCTGACCCGGAGAGCCTGATGTTTATCACCCACATAACAACTGAGGGAGAGCGCTGGGATCAGCTTGCCTGGCGTTACTACGGTGACGCTCACCACTATTGGCCTATCGTGGAAGCCAACGCCCACGTGCCCATCACTGCGGCTCTCCCGGCTGGTCTGATGCTCGCTATTCCAATGTTAGAGCCAGTGGCGTCAACCGAGGATCTCCCCCCATGGATGCGCTGATTCCCGAACAGGTACCCGAGGCGCGCTTTGTGCTGACCTACCAGCAGCGCAACATCACCCGCGATATCAGCAAGCACTTGCTGTCGTTGAGTTACACCGACTTTTTGACCGGGCAGGCAGACAGCCTGGACATTGAACTGGAGGACATGGAGGGCAAGTGGCGGGACGCTTGGTACCCAGGGCATGGCGACACCTTGCAGCTGTCTATCGGCTGGGAAGGCAAGCCTCTACGGTCCGTGGGCAGCTTTGAAATTGATGAGGTGGAGCTGAACTGCCCGCCCTCGACCATCAACATTCGGGCGCTTGGTGCCGGCATTCAAACGGCGTTGCGGACCACCGAGCATAAAGCCTACGAGAACACGACCCTGGATGCGGTAGCGAAACAGATTGCAACGCGCCAGGGGTTGGAGCTGATTGGGCGCATTGAGCCGATCACACTCGACCGGCTGACCCAGCAAGAGTCGGATCTGACGTTTCTGCGCAACCTGGCGGGTGAGTACGACTACGCCTTCAAAGTGACCGGCAAGCGCATGGTGTTTCATGCGATCAGCGAGTTGTGCAAGGGCGTGCCCGTGGGCAGCCTGGTCCTGCAGGATCTCGCCAGCGTCCGGTTGCGCGACCAGATAACCGTAGTGCCGAAGGCTATCGAGGTGAAACACAAAGACCCTGTCCAAAAGAAACTGATCTCTTACACCATCGTTAATGGCGAAACAGTTGCTGTGCCCAGCAGCTCCAGCAAGACCACCACCAGTGCCGATACCAAGAAACAGCGAGGCCGTAGCAGCTCGACAGAGGTGGCAAAAGCCAAAGCCAAGGGCGACCTCGGCAAGGCTAACCGAGAGCGCACCACGGGCAGTTGGACCAGTATGGGGCGCCCTGATCTGGTGAGCGGTAACGTGGTCACCCTGGTCGCAGCGGGCAAACTTGGCGGCAACTACCTGATCACCGCCTCAAACCACCGCGTGAGCCGTTCCGGCTACACCGTGGATCAAGAGGTCTGCCGCGTCTCGGCGCCCACGATCAGCTTGACGGCGGCCAATACCAAGCCTGACCTGGCGCTGTCGACCCATGGCATGCCGCATGAAGTGGTGGCGTAATGGGCGTTGAACTGGAATACGGTGAGGTCAGCGCTGTGGATTACCCTGGTTGTCGCATCCGCGTGCGACTGGATGACCGTGACGGCGTAGAAAGTTACTGGCTCAACGTGCCTCAGCGTAATACGCAGGGCACAAAGCGCCGTCCGCTCATGCCCGAACTGGGCGAACAAGTGGCGGTTCTGCTCGATGCCGATGGCGTGGGCGGCGTGTACCTGGGCGGGATTTACTCGACTGCCGAACCACCGCCTGTCATAGACGAGGATACTGACTATGTGCGCTTTAGCGATGGAACGGTCTCGACTTACAACCGCGTGTCCGGGGTCATGACGCTGGACTGTGTTGGAGCATTGCTTGTGAAGTGCGGCAGAAACATCATGGTTGAGGCCAATGAGCCAGTAACAGTTAAGGCTCCCTCTGCAGTATTGGACGTCCCGCAGGTGACCCTCAATGGAAACCTGCAGGTGAATGGAAATATCAATGCGACGGGAAAAATCATCGATGCTGCCGGAAACTCAAGTAACCATAGTCATTGATCTAAAGTAGGACAGCGATTTTTGCACCTTTAATAAACTCACCACGGATTGTGTTCCCGTATACCGTCAACTCCTTTGGTCCAATATCGACCCCAGTGCTCTTCAGTCGATAGGTCACCTCCACAGCTGTGATAGGGGTCGAGATCTCAAACAAAGCATCAGGCGCCTCTGGATATTGTTTACGTAGTGCCTCCTCGCTCTTAAGCTCCAAGAATTTCACGGAGACCGCGTCGCCATTGGGATACTTAACTGAGACAGCTTTACCGGATGGTGGGCATTCAACATCCTCTTGGTTGCCATGAACGGTCCAAAAGTTTTCTTCCATCGAGAACCTTGGTTCACCGTTAATGGTCGCCTCTGCGACATTTAGAAGAAGATATCCATCATCATCACGACTAAGCCAAATTACGGGACCATGCTTATGGCTTACAGCCACGTAGGTTTCCAGGAGGAAGCTTCCACCTATGACCATTAACAACTCATTTCTCATCCAGTTAAAACGTCCTTTGACTTGTTCAGCTTCATCCTTCGCTTGCTTCATTTGCCTAAGCTGCTCAATGGTAAAAGCACCTGCGTCTGCTTGTGCGTGGTGCTGAACACACAGAGCTATCATTCCCTCCGGGTTGTGGTGATTCTCTACGTGCCAAGGCGGGTCAAAATGATGCCACTCAAGGTAAGGGCTACCGCAGCCCTTTACAGGGCAGCCGAAACCAACCTCCTTTCTTAACTGCCTGAGTACCGCTACTTTTGGTTTTCTATTCATTTCAGCTCCTAATTGCCTAAGCACGGTCTTCTTTAAACTAGGTTAAAAGCCAAGCGTAGATGGTTTCTCCATCATTGGCACATGACGACTCCCCTTGCTTATACCAGCATCACCGCCGCCCACTGGCAGCCCGCCCTCGGTACACCCGGAGGGGTGGTTGAGGGCCTACGGGACATTGACCAGGCTATTCGAATTATCCTGACCACGCCCAAGGGCAGCGATGCCCACAGGCCCGACTTCGGCAGCGACCTACATCTGTATATCGACTGGCCCACCAACCGGGTCACCCCGCACCTGGTGCGCGAATCGGTTGACGCCATTCGTCGCTGGGAAACCCGCGTTTCCATTGTCCAGGTGCAAGTCAGTATCGACGACGAACACGTCACGGTGCGCGTGCAATGGCGTGTTGCCGATGGCGTTCCTCAACTGACCGAGGTGCCGTATGCGCGAGCTACCTAAGCCCGAGTTCGTCAAGATCGATCCTGCGGCCACAGAGGCTGAGATTATTGCCAGCTACGAGAAAGAGTCCGGCAAGTCGTTGTACCCCGCGCAGATCGAGCGTTTATTCCTCAACCAGGTAGCTTATTCAGAAACACGAATCAAGGCTGCGATCCAGAACGCTGGTGAGAAGCTCCTGGTGCGATACAGCAGCGGGCCGATCCTTGACTACCTGGGCGACCTAGTTGGTACGCCACGCTTGTTATCCGTTGGTGCGGTTTGCACCGTCCAGTTCGATATCGTCGGTGGGCAACCGCAGGATCGTTTGATTCCCGCCAATACACGCCTAACCACTCAAAATGGCGCCGTGGCGTTTCTTACCCGTCAGGAGGCGGTCTTGAAGGCGGGAGCGCTTACTGTGCAGGTGCGGGCTGTCTGCGAGACCCCCGGTGTTATCGGCAACGGTTGGGCTATCGGTCAAATCAATACATTGGTCGGTGAGGGGTTTGCTGGGTTGTCGGCCAGTAATATCACCGTACCTGTCGACGGCGCAGAAGACGAGGTCGATCCTCATTATATAGAACGGATCATTCTTGCCCCCGAGGCTTACACCACAGCAGGCAGTGAGGGCGCCTACCGGTATCACGCGCTATCGGTCCACCAGTCCATCATTGACGTGGCCGTGCGCGGTCCCGAGGACGGATTGCCAGATGGCGAGGTGGCTATTCATCCGCTCACTGAAACAGGTATGCCTACGGCGAACCTCCTGGAGCAGATCGAGCGTTACCTGACCGGCCAGAAACTACGCCCTCTGTGTGACACAGTGCGAGCGCAGATGCCGGAACATATCGACTGGCGTATCAAGGCGCACATCACCCTGTACGCCTGGGCCGAAAGAGAGCCCACTCTGGCTGCAGTACGCAAGGCCGCCGAGAACTATGCCCAGGAACTGCGCGCCAAGCTCGGCCTCGATATCGTGCCCGAGCAGCTCAACGCCCGACTGCAGGTCTCGGGCGTGTACCGCTCAGTCCTGGAGCTACCGGCTGTACCGCTGGCACTAGGTCGACACGGCTGGGCTGACTGCTCCGATATCGAGATCCTCTACGCGGGGGTCGCTGATGGCTGACTTAACCCTACCGCCCGCGCTGGCGGGTGACGAACGCTTTGCACTGCTGTGTAAGCTGCTGGAAGAGCGACACGCGGACATTGATCTGACGCCGATGCTGGTCTATCTCCTCGACTTGGTGAAAACGCCTTTGCTGCCCGTCCTGGCCGACCAGTTCAGCCTGCTAGATGAGGCCGCCTGGTTGTTGGCCGAGTCCGAAGATGCCCGCAGGAATCTTCTCAAAAACGCAGTAGAACTGCACAGGTACAAGGGCACGCCCTGGGCGATCCGGGAAATTATTCGTCTGTTGGGCTTCGGCGAAGTCCAACTGCAGGAGGGCCTCGGCGGTCGCACCTATGACGGCAGCATCAACTTCAACGGGCTTTACGTATACGGCGCTCCCCGCGCCTGGGCGGCGTATCGCGTGACCTTCGCCGAGCCCCTTACCAACGATCAGGCGGCGCTGATCCGCCGCATGTTGTCCACCATCGCGCCTAAGCGGTGCCGCCTTGCCTCACTTGAGTATCAAGCCGTGGCAATCCGATACAACGGCACCGCTCGCTATGACGGGCTGTATAACCATGGGAGCAGTATTTGATGGCCACCTTGCCTGAAACAGAAGATTACGCAGCCGGAACCTACCAAATTGAAACGTCGGATAGGGTGCTAGGTGGCCCTGGTGGCATTGCTAACAAACAAGCTGAGCAGCTAGGTAATCGAACTGCGTGGCTGAAAGCAGCTATCGCAAAAATTGTCAGCGGGAAAACTGCCGTCGGTATGGCTACCCAGCTAGTGACAGCTCGCGTGTTGAGGTTTAAGGGAGCGGCCAGTGGCAGCGGTAACTTCGATGGGAGCGCGGATACGGAAATAGCGTTAACCCTGGCTGACTCAGGCGTCTCGGCGGGTAGCTACACAAAAGTCACATTGAACGCGAAAGGTGTGGCTACCGCAGGTGAAAACCCTCGAACCTTAGAAGGCTACGGAATCACCAACGCTATCGCGGTAGGCCAGCATGGATTAGGCGCATACACCGTTCCTCAATCAGCCATAGATCGTAAGGATCTCCCCGGTGGTTTTTACGCAACACAATCGCAATGGTCATCATTGGGACAGTATTTAAGCGTGCTAAACCTGCCATCGTGGGCGGAGGGCTATCAGGCGCAGCTGGGAATCCAACAGGGAGGGGCAAATGTACGTGCCTTTTTGAGGTCGGTCACAAATGATGGTCAATGGACACCCTCGGCAGAACTGTGGACCAGTGCAAACTTTGATCCTGCGCTCAAAGCCAACAAGTCTGACACCATCGCTGGGTACGGAATCAAAGACGCATACACTATTGCTCAGGTCAATGCATCACTGGCGCAACGAGCGCCTCTGAATAGCCCCACGTTTACTGGACAAGTGAAAGTACCAACTCCAGCCATTGAAGACAGATCTGCGTTGGCTGCGAACACAGAATTCGTTGTCGCTTCAATTTCAAAAGCGATCGCTGGCTTGCTCGACTCTGCACCAGGTGCGCTCGATACTCTCAAAGAGTTGGCCACTGCTCTGGGTAACGACCCGAACTTTGCGGCAACTGTCACCAATGAGTTAGCAAAAAAAGCTCCTAAAGCGACGTCGCTGGACGGGTACGGCATTACCGACGCTATTGCGAAAGGTCAATACGGATTGGGCGCTACGCTGATCCCGGCAGGCGCTATTGACTATAAAGATCTGCCGGGGGGGTTCTACTCGATTGAGAATCAGTGGTCATCGTTCGGTAGCTTCCTGAGTGTTCTGAATCTTCCTTCATGGGCTAAAGGCTTTCCAGCACAGTTGGGCATCCAAGTTGGGGGAGCCCAGGCTAAAGCGTTTGTCAGAGCTGCCGGAAATGATGGTCAATGGACGCAACCCTCTGAGCTATGGACCAGTGCTAATTTCAACCCAGGAACGAAGCTAGATAACGCAGGGATCGTTATGAGCTTGGGTACGAATGGCTTCCTTGCTTTTCCATTCTCACTTGGACGGTTGATCATTCAATGGGGGACCGTGGCTGCGCAGTCGCAAACAGCGCATTCAGTCACCTTTCCTCAAGCATATAACAGTGCCTGCTTTGGTGTGATTACCTCCGTGAACAACAGCGCAGGCTCCAACAATGGAGATTCGGGCTATCAGGTCATATCCAAAACTAATCAGAACTTTACTGCGTTCAGGCAGGACTACAACACCATAAGTCCAGGTGGTGATAGCGGCTATACATGGTTTTCATTCGGCGTATAGAAGGGGCAGGCAATGAGCAAACTATTCAGCAAGTCAACCATGGGTCTCTACGATTCAGAGCTTACAACTTCGCTACCGAATGATGCCGTTGAGATATCCAGCGAGCTATTTCTTCGTCTCATTGAAGGGCCGAGTCAAGGGCTACAGCTTTCCGTCGACACCGATGGACTGCCCTGCCTGGTAGAGGTCAAGCCCAGTCATGAGGAAGCATCGGTTCTTGAACGTAAGTGGCGTGACGCGGCAATGGATCAGACTGATTGGTTAGTCGCACGTCACCGTGATGAGCGGGATATCGGCGGCAAGACAACTTTGGAAGACCAACAGTTTTCGCAACTGCTCGCATATCGACAGGAGTTGAGGCTGTGGCCTGATGCGGCTGATTTCCCAGACATACAAAAAAGGCCGAGAAGCCCTTTATGGCTCACCGACCTGAATTCTAGTCAGTGAAGGGGTACCCATGCGCTTCCAGGAGGGGGGGGGGCAAACACCCCAAGCCATTTAGCCTTAGCTGAACGCGACCGACTGATAGGGACTGCCACGACGTGTATGGCGCCGTTGCGAGACGCAGTGGACCGAGGCGACGCGTCACCCGATAAATGGAGGCATGGAAGCGCTACTGCATAGCCATGAACAGGATTCAGCGTCAGCCTGATTTTCAGAAATTTGTTGATTGGCGTATTTCGCCCATCAATCGCAATCAGCAGTAAAAGAGGGCTGTCAGCTCAGATGTAAGCGCATCCAAGCTGACCGCCAACCAGCAGACCTAGCCTGCAAGCCAGCCAAGGCCCTCCCGCTCACGTGAGCGGGTGGAAGCCTACCAGAAGCGCAAAAGGTTTGCAGATGATGCAAGAAATACGTTGCGGCCACTGTGGCCGAAAGCTAGCCGCTGTATGTGGTTTCACTGAATTACAGATCAAGTGCCCGCGCTGCCGGACGCTTAACCATTTGAAGGCCGAGAGCCTCCTGACATCGCCAACGAGCGCCCCAAGCCTTCAGGAGGCAATATGTCCGCGCAACCGATCATCCCCTGGATAGGTGGCAAACGCCGTCTCGCCGACCGTATCTTCGCGCTGTTCCCGGCTCACAGCTGTTACGTGGAGCCTTTTGCCGGAGGCGCCGCCCTGTTCTTTTTAAGACCGGTACCGGCAGAGGTGGAGGTATTGAATGACGTCAATGGCGATTTGATCAACTTGTATCGGGTGGTACAGAATCATTTGGAAGAGTTCGTCAGGCAGTTCAAATGGGCTTTGTCGAGTCGCCAAGTGTTCAAATGGTTGCAGATGACAAGGCCAGAGACGCTCACCGACATCCAGCGGGCCGCCAGGTTTTACTACCTGCAGCAATCCGCCTTCGGCGGACGCGTTGATGGGCAAACGTATGGAACCGCTACCACCACCCCCCCAGGACTAAACCTACTGCGCTTGGAAGAGACGCTATCAGCAGCGCACCTCCGGCTGAGCAGCACCTATATAGAGCACTTAGGGTGGCAAGAGGTAATGACGAAGTACGACCGTGAACACACACTTTTTTACTGTGACCCGCCGTACTGGCAGACCGAAGGCTACGGAGTTCCGTTTGGGCTAGAGCAGTACGAAGCGATGGCCACACTCTTAAGCAAAATTAAGGGCAAGGCTATCGTTAGCCTGAATGACCACCCGGACATCCGTAGGATATTCGCTGGATTTCACATAGAAACCACTGACATCAAATACACCGTCGGCGGTGGTAAAGGGAGTGATGCAAAGGAGGTGTTGATCTTCAGTTGGGACATTCAGGCCGAACCTGCCGGTCTGTTTTGATATTCTGTTGCAACAGCTGCAAAAGAATCTGAAGCCATTTATCTCAGATTAGAGCGCGAGTTTTTCGCGCTCGGCATCAGGTGTGACAGTCAACTTATGTGTAGCTGATCCACTGCTATCGGGAGCAAGCCCCCTCCCACATTTTTTTACTGTATT